ATGTACCACGACGCCAGCCAGCCGGTCGGCTTGGTCACCGAACGACGCGAAGCTGCCGACGGATCTGGCATGCTGTTCACCGCCAAGATCGCCGCTACCGCCGCCGGCGACGAAGCCCTGCAGCTCGCCAAAGAAGGCGTCCTGGACAGCGTTTCCGTGGGTGTCGACGTGATCGACTCCTACCAGATGGAGGATGGCACCACCGTCATCACGGCAGCCGAATGGCGGGAATTGTCACTTGTCCCCATTCCGGCCTTCGCCAGTGCTACCATCACCGATGTGGCCGCCTCCGCGGACACGACTCCCGACACAGAAAACCACCAAATTCTGAACGAGGAGAACGAAGTGTCCGAAGTCGAAGCCGCCGCCCCCGAGGCCGCACCCACCGCCGCCCCCATCCTGTTCGCACAACCGAAGAAGGCTCCGCGCCTCCCGTCGGCTGGCGAGTGGATGGCCGCCTACCACATCGGTGGCGACACCTTCTCCAAGGTCAACGCACAGGTCGTCGACTGGAAGAAGGAGCACCAGTCCACGTTCGAGGCGGCCGCCGGTGACGTGATCACCACCGACACGCCCGGTCTGTTGCCGGTTCCGGTGTTGGGCCCGCTGGTGCAGAACATCAACTTCGTGCGCCCGGTCGTCCAGCGTCTCGGCGCGCGCGCCTACCCGGACGGCGGCGCCCAGAAGACGTTCGTGCGTCCCACCATCACCACGCACACGTCGGTCGCCTCGCAGGCGAACGAACTGGGTGCAGTGTCCGCCACCACCATGGTGATCGCGTCCAACAGCGTCAGCAAGACCACGCTTGCCGGACAGGTCACCTTGTCGGCGCAGGACATCGACTTCACCGCCCCCGCCGCGATGCAGCTGATCCTCAACGATCTGATGGGCGAATACATGTTGGCTTCGGACAACTTCGCCGCCGACGCGCTGTTGGCCGCCGCGACCTCGAGCGGCGTGTGGGACGGCACCGTGACCGACTTGATGAAGTCGATCTACGACGCCGCGGTCGACGTGTCCAACGGAACCAACTTCTTCCCGGACACCATCTTCGTGTCGCCGGACGTGTGGGGCCAGATGGGCCAGCTCGTCGACGGATCCAACCGTCCCGTGTTCCCGTATGTCGGTGCGCCCGGCCTGCAGGGACTGAACGCCCTCGGCGGCGGCAACGCCACCACCTGGGTCGGTTCCAACCCGCTGGGCCTCGAGATCGTCGTGGACAGCAACTTCGCTGCCAAGACCATGGTGATCACCAACAGCCAGAAGGCGTTTGAGTTTTACGAGCAGGTGCGCGGCCTCATGTCCGTGGAAGTGCCGTCAACGCTCGGACGCACGTTCAGCTTCTACGGCTACGTCAGCACCTTTGCTGCCGTGTCGTCGATGATCCGCAAGATCACCCAGGCCTGATCGGAGGGGCCGCCCGATGGCGACCTACACACTGCAGTACGGCGTCATCATCGACGGGTACGTCACCGTCACCACGTTGACCCCCAACGAAGTAGTGGTCGGGGCATCCATTACCGTCGCAGGTGCGGGAGCGGCGTTCAACGGCAACAAGACCGTTTACGCCCTCCCGCAATACCTGCCTATCAACGTCGACTCGGACGGCATCATTGAATACGACACGTCGTACCCGCTCGCTAACGCGATCATGTGGCAGGACGACCAAACGGAAGAAAACCTAAATGCGATCTCCGGCACCGTCGTCCATTCGCCCACCTGCACCTGGATCACCCACACCAACATTCAAGACTGGCTGGGCATCACCCTGGCCGGCGCACCGGAAACCGCATTCCTGACGCAGTGCGCGGCCGCCGCCAACGCCTTCTGCTTCCGACGCCGCCAAGAATCCGGGTACATCGACGCGCTGGCCACCAGCCCATCCGGTGACGTCACCCTGGGCACCATCATGTACGGCGGCGCCCTATACCGGCAGCGTGGCGCCATCGACCAATTCGCGTCGTTCACCGAAATGGGCACCGCACCCACCGTCGGACTGTCCCCGCTCATCAAACAGCTGTTAGGTATTTCGAGGCCGCAGGTCGCATGAAATGGCCTACACCGACCTGTTCAACGAAGCAATCGACGACCTGTCCGCCACCCTGGCGACGATCTCCGGTCTGCGCGTCGTCACAGACCCGGGCAAGATCAACCCACCCTGCGTCTTCCTGGACGCCCCCAGCTGGACATCCTTCAACGGTGGCAACATCGTGAAAATGGACTTCTCCGTGCGCGTGTTCTCCCTCGGCCCGTCCAACCTGGACGCCCTCCGCAACATCCTGGCGATCTGCGCCCAACTGTTCGAGAAGAACATCGCGGTGACAGACGGCCGCCCGGTATCGGTCGTCATCGGCGGCCAAGAATTCCCCGCGTACGATCTCACAATTCCCCTACAAGCACAGGTGGCATGACATGGCATTACGCATCATTTCCGAACGTCTGGGCGAACTGGGGGCAATCTACGAGCCACAGGAAGGCATCAACGTGGAAGCGTTGATCGCCGGAGGATTCCTCGAGGACACCCACACGGCCCCCGCCAAATCTGCTAAGAATAAGACCAAGGTTCCCGACGCCGCCAACACCACCCAGGAGTAACCATGGCCACGTCGACCTACCTAAGCAACCCAGTCGTCACCGTCAACGCGGTCGACCTGTCCGACCAGTGCTCCGGCGCCACCGTCAACCAGACGTTCGCGCAGCTGTCCAACACCGCCTTCGGTGACACCGCCATGAAGTACACGGCCGGCCTGCAGGAGAACAGCATCACCTTGGACTTGTTCTGGTCGACGGCCAGCACCGAGACCTACGCGACCCTCAAGTCGCTGGTGGGCACCACCACCAACGTGACGATCAAGGGAACGTCTGGCGCCACCAGCGCCACCAACCCGTTAGGCACCCTCACCGGCGGCTTCCTGGCGGAACTGCCCGTGGTCTACACGGTCGGCGAACTGGCCACCTGCTCCGTCACCTTCAACGGGGGAACCTTCGCGTACAGCGAATCCTGATTCATACCTAACCCGAAAGGCCCGACATGAAACTGCATCTGAAGGTGGACATCGGTGACGGCCCTATGGTCGTCACCACCAACCTGCAAACGATCATCGCATGGGAACGAAAGTACCGAAAGAAAGCCGGTGATCTTGCCAACGGCATCGGCATGGAAGATCTCGCTTTCATGGCGTGGGACTGCTGTAAGCAAGCCAAGATCGTGGTGCCCGTCGAATTCGACTCGTTCATCGCCCGCCTGGTGGAGTTGGAGGTGGTGTCGGAGGAGGCGTCCGGCCCTTTCCCTCAGGCACCTACCGACGTTCATTAGCCGAACTGCTTGTCAGCACCGGCTGGTGGCCGCCTGGTGTACCCTTTGATACGGACGACCTGGCGACGGTCGCCGCGATCTTCAAGGAGCAGAAACGGTGACTACGAGCGTCAGGGTAGAAGGCGTAGCGGAGACCCTGCGGGTACTTCAACGCCTCAACCCCGAGCTGCGTAAGGAACTGATCAGCAACATGAAACAGGTCGCCAGGCCGGTCACCGACGCCATCAAAGGCAACTACAGCGACGAACTGTTGTCCGGCACCACCCGCACCTGGTCGCCTCGAGGACGCACCATTTTCCCGTACAGCCGCCAGAAAGCGGTCTCCGGTGTCAAGGTCAGCGCGTCCGCTTCCAAGCGCACACAGACCATTCTGGCTATCAGTCAGAAAGACCCGGGCGCATCCGTGTTCGACATGGCAGGCCGCAAGACGCCCAACCGGCTGGCACAAGCTTTTGACACCCGTTTCCCGGCACCGTCCCGCGTCATGTGGCGATCCTACGAACAAGCCGACGAAGGCATGCTGGACCAAATCCGGCAGGTTGTCGCCCGCGTCGAAGACAGTCTGAACGCCCTGCAGAAAGCGATCCTGTAATGGCCATCAAAATTCCGATTATTACCGAACTACAGGACCAAGGAATAAAGCGCGCCAAACGTGAATTCGACAAGTTCAAGGGTGCAGTAGCCCAGGCCGAAGGCACCATGGGCAAATTCAAGGCTGGCAGCAAAGTTGCCTTTGGTGCCGTCAAGGCCAACGCCGCCACGTTCGCTTTAGCGGCTGGAACCTCCTTCGCCACGTTTGCTGCCAAAGGTGTCACCGCTTTCCAAGATTTAGCCCTGCAAGCCGACAAGTTCGCCGGGGCGACAGGACTGGCCGTCGACGAAGCGTCCCGCGTAATAGAAGTCGTTGAAGGCCTTGGCATCGAAGCGACGAC